TTTCTTGGATGATTCCGTTATGTAATTTCTTAAAGACATTTATACTACCTAGTTCTTCCTTATGATATCAAAATTCTTTTCATTTTGATGGGCTGATTGTCCAGCCTCCACATCCGTGATGGCTTGTCTGTATCCACGAATCCAGTTCTCTTCGGCGAGTGCCATAAGGAATTCTGGGAACTGTTCAGACATAACCTCAATGATCATCTCTACTGTGACGAGATCGTCTTCTGGTTGAAGCTTAGTTCCTACATATTCAAGAAGCCAGGTCTTCATCTCTGAGTCCGGTGTAACTTGTTCTTTTAATGTAGGATTTTCATCTTCATCAAAATCCGCAATCTTTGGTAAATCAGGTTGTTCGTTGCTCATAAATTCTCCTAAGCAACAACATAACACCTAATAGTATAAATGTAAAGTATTATTTTAGTTTACAATACCTTAGAAGCCAAAGTTGCCAAGCGAGAACGCTCACCCTTTGTAAACGATACGTGGGAAGAAAGTTCAGAATCTTTCATTCTTTCAATAGCATAAGCAAGTCCGTTAGAAGTTTCGTTGATGTAGACATTATCAATTTGTTCAACATCGCCGATTAAGATGATTTTAGTTTCTTCACCGACTCTTGTTATGATTGTTTTAATTTCATGCGGGGTTAAGTTCTGAGCTTCATCAATAATAACGAAAGCCTTGGAGATAGAACGACCTCTGATGTAAGTCAAAGCCTCAATCTCAATTAGTCCCTTTTCCATATACATTTCAACATTAGCCTTGTCGTCGCCTAAAAGATTTTTTAAGTTATCTTGAATGGGCATTAGCCAAGGGAGCATCTTTTCTTCCATTGTTCCTGGTAAGAATCCAATGTCTTTACCCATAGGCTGTACAGGTCTTGATATGATAAGTCTGTTGTATGTTCTTGTAGATCTCTCCATAACCTGCTGTAGTCCGGCAGAAATGGCGCAGATGGTTTTACCTGTGCCTGCTTTACCCACGAGAGAGACTAGTGGAATATCTGGGTTCATGAGAGCGTCCATAGCGAACTGCTGCTCTCTGTTTCTTGCGTTGACTCCCCATACTTGAGTCGCATCAAATATTTTTTTAAGGGGAAGGCCGGCCTTCGAGAATCTTGCGAGGGCAGTTTTCTTTTCATCGTCTTTTGATGTAAGCATCAAATACTGATTGGGGAGTAGGTTATCTTGTTCAAGATATACATTGTTACCAAAATAAAAATTGTCAATATCTTCATCTGATAATTTGACATCTAAAATGCCTTTATAGAGATCTTCGGAAGAGTCTATAACCTTGTCTGGCTCGTAATCTTCTGTTTTTAGTCCTAGTGCATCACACTTAACTCTCATGTTAATGTCTCTGGTGACGACAATAAGAGGTGCTTCACTTTCTCTGACACAGGTTAGTGCTGTAGAGATAATTTGATTGTCTGCGTCTGTTGAGTCCAGTTCGCTTGGAATGTCCTGAGCGTCAAAGCTTCTTGCGATAATGCGACCAGTAGAATCCGGTAGAGTAACGCCTTCGCATAAGTTACCAAGTTCTCGAAGTTCGTCTAAAGCTCTGATAGTTTGTCTAGCGTTATAACCTACGCTATCTTGCCTTTTTTTGTGTTTATCGATTTCTTCTAAAACCTTTAGTGGTATTATTATGTCTCCGTCTTCGTATGAATATATTGATTGGTAATTTGTTAAGTATACGTTCGTGTCTAACACATATCGCTTGGTCATATTATTCCTCAGTGCTTCTATAAGTGGGGCACCAATAGTAAGTAGAAACCATAAAATGTTTCAGGAACATATATACTAATATATGCGAAAGGTTTCCCTATATGCCCTCGGAATCTCTTGTATTGTTGCTGGGCTTCTTACTTCAGAAATAGGAGAAGAGCGACTCTATGCAACACTAAGCGACGGGGAGATGAATCTACCTCAACTTCGCAGAGCTTTCCTAAGAGTTAAAAAAACTGAGTCTGTGAATATTTGCGGAGACGGTGCCGTAGGATATACTTGTATTGAAAGTGCGGATGTAGAAATGAGTGGATCCTCTGTTCTATTCTTAAACCGTGTTGACCACAGCTATATAATGACAGCAGAGCATGTTTGTTCTCAAAGCGAACAAAGCAATATGGATATCTTTTTAGAAAATGAACAAGAGAAGAATGTTCTTCTTCAGATCCTTGGTATGACAAGGATAACATCGATTACTAGAAACATATCTTATAACTTAATGAACGTGTATGGCAGAACTGCTGAGAACATTCAAGTTATAGGAACTGACGCAGCTAACGATATATGTATACTAAGAAGTGACCTTATTGAAGGTATAGAGCCTGTTTCTTTATCTTTGCGTGATCCAGTTCTTGGCGAAGAGGTTTGGAATATCGCTGCTCCATATGGAATATTTGATTTCCACATGGTTCCAATACTTAGAGGCGTATGGTGTGGTCAAAACCCCGGTGGTGGAACTTTTATTTGTGATCTGCCAGCGTCGCCAGGAAGTTCTGGATCTCCCGTGTTTAACGAGCGTGGGCAATTAGTTTCAATCATCCACTCAACTCACGTTCAGTTTCACGCTGCTTCTTTTGGAGCTAACATAAGTCAAATAAGACGTTTAATCTCAGACAGCATCCAATAAAAAAAGCACCCACGAGGGGTGCTTGTTGGAGCCATTTGTCAGAGTCGAACTGACGACATCCTGTTTACAAGACAGGTGCTCTACCAACTGAGCTAAAATGGCATATTAAGTTTTCAAACTTGGCACGCCCTGAAGGATTCGAACCTCCGACCGGCGAGGTAGAAACTCGCTGCTCTATCCAGACTGAGCTAAGGGCGCTTATCATCTTATGTATACACATTACCAGATATTTTCTGAGTTGTCAAGAACAAAAACAACTTTTGTTATAAAAAAAAGTATTTACTGTATGAGCAAAAAAAGAAAGCATAAGAAAGTAATGGCAAAAGTAAATTATCTTGTTATGGAGAAGGAAGAGACTGATGAGCTTCACACTGAGTTCAATCAAAAGTTTAATCAAGATTTCCAAGAAGAGCTTGAGTTCTTACAGCTTATGTTATCCTTAGAAAAGTATGAAGAAGAACTCAGAAGTGAGGACGAAGAAGGCGACTCTGAGGATGATGATGAATCAGAGGATGACGAAACAGAAGAGGGTGAGGAGTCTGAAGAAGATGTTGAACTCTTAGAATCTAGCAATGTTGTCTCGAATAAATCATTAAATAAACTTTTTCGTAAGGTAGCTTCGAAGACTCATCCTGATGTTTCTAAATTGGATAATCCTGAGAGAGTGTTCATTAAAGCTAAGAAAGCACATGCTGATGGAGACTGGGTGACTCTAATCGCTATCTGTCTCGAATATGGTATTGATCTGCCGGAGTTTACTGAGGATGAGTTAGAGATGATAGATAAATATTCATTTGTTCTTCAGAATAAAATCGAAGAGAAGAGAAGAGATGACTGTTGGTTCTGGAATAATACTAATGATGAAGAAAGAACCAAATACAGAAAGACTTTCCATCTTGCTAGAAGAATAGATGATAAGAAGTTTGAAGAATACAAAAAGAATAAATCTGAGTATTTCTTAAAAGCTAGAGCTAGAGTAAAACAAAAAGTACATGATGAGTTATCTGAACTACTTCTCAGGGATATAAGAGATCTTAAAGAATCTTAGTATTAGTTTATTATTATTATAATTTATTATATTATATTATTAATATATTATTATTATATTATATAAACAAAAAAAAATATATTCACTTAACAAAGAACCGAGTGTAGTGTAAGTTACTACTTGTCTGGTGGTTTAGACAATATACACCGATTCGGTGGTTCTGTAAAGGAGAAAATAAAAAAAACCCCAACGATTAAGCGGGGTTTTCAAGTGGATAGTTGTGTTAAAAAAGGGTTATTCTTGATCTTTCTCGTCGTTAGCGATTCCTAAGATTGAATACCCACATATGTCTCTCCAAGGGCTTTCACCGAAAGCATCCTTTTTATTAGCAATTCTAAACAACTTATCTAACACTCGAATGATAGCAAGCATGTCTGTGTATTGCCCTGGTTGAACACCGTTGGGATATAAAACCGTTAAGATCTCTTGGGCTCTCCCAAAGGAATCTCCATAAGCTTCATTCTTCTCTTTTACTAAACGACCTACTGAGTTTGCGATAGTTTCAAACTTGTTCATGATACACCAATCCTGTCTATGATGTGATAATCATAGCAGAAAAGGAGTATTTTGTCAAGTAAAAAGCTTACTTTTTGTCTAGTTTATCGAGAAAATGCTTCTTAAGCTCAGCTTCAGACTTCTTTACTCTTTTTACAGTAGGTGCAGTAACGGCCTTCTTTGCTGGTGCTGCTGCTGCCCTTTCCAACCTCAACAGGTTCTGCTTCAACCTTTGGCTCTGGTGCGGGCTCAGGCTCAACAACTGGTGCTGCTGCGGCTTTCTTCTCTGCCTCTAGGGCTGCGAGTCTTGCTGCTTTTCTTTCTCTTCTTTTTCTTGGGGATGCCATTTTATAGTTCTCCTAAATCTTCAAGTTCATCTTCGAGGGCCTCTGGATCGTCTAGACCAAATGTTGCCTCTTCTTCGCCGTCGTCTAGTTCGCTTTCAAGCTCGTCCTTTTCTTTCTCATACTCAGGAGTTGTAGGCTCAGGCAAAACCCTGCTAAGCTCATCTTCGAACTTATCAAAGTATAATTTAATGTTTGTAATAAGGTAATCGTAGAAAACGTCCTTATCTTCTAGATCTCCAAGAAGAGCATATGCTTCGCCGATCTGCTTTTCAATTTTATTGAATGTGTTCTCAGCAAAGTTTCTTCCTGTCATGTCTCCAGTCTGCGGAGCATCAATATCTGAATCTACGTTATCTGGAACACCGTCGCCGTCGATGTCAATAAACTTATCTTCATCGGGCTCAATATTATCAGCGTCTAGATCAGAAGGCATCTCTAGTCCAAGCTCTTGAGCCGGACTAAGCTCTACATCAATATCCTCGTCAAGGTCTATAACAGGCTCACCAGCTTCTTCGGCGGCTCTCATTGGGGCGAGTGAGTTTTGGATTGCGTTAACAACATGAGACTTGAAGGCATCACGCTGCTCGGAGCTTGAAGTTAGTTTCTTATAATCTTGTTCGATTATTGGAATAATCTTTTTAAGAAGGTCTTCAAGTACATTGATGCCGGTAGACCTGTGAGGAACAACCTCCGCTCCAGCTTCAGCAATAACTCCAACTAGGACGTTTCTCAACTCTCTTTCTTCTAGGAGTTGGCTTGTAGCTTCCTTCACGTTGGAAGCAAAGATCTTTTCGAGAGACTCAGAGATAAACTTTCTAAGCTTCATCTCTTTTCTGACTTCTCGTATTAGTTCGTTTCTATCAATTTGCATAAGGTGCTCTCTTCAAAATATATAAGTATATAGTTTGTAAAATGGTTAGCCGAAAATATTTACGAACTGACGCTTAATCATTTCCTGAATAGAATCTGCTTTCTTTTTACTTGTCACAATATCCCATGCTTCGTCAATAGCTTCTTGGCGATCAACAGGAATGTATTTTCCAAAAGTTTCTTTGTCGCCACAAGCAATAATCTCGTTACGCATTTTTGTACCAGAAACGCCGCCAGCCATCATAGGAATAAGCAACTGCTTAACTGTGATACCAGGGTTATGCTCCGCAGCATATGCAGGCGCTCTATCAAATCTCTTATCATTGATATCTTTCTCGCCTCGACCGAGCAACACTACAGTTCCTTCGGGGAACGCCTCAAGCATTTCATAGGTTTCTCGAACCGGCGTAGCACTAGCGGCAATAGAGATTTTAAACTTGTCTTCTGTGCCGTTCTCTTTAGCGTATAAACTCCAAAGCGCAAGGGACTGGTTTTCGTCAATATCAACAGTCTGCTCCTCGCAATTGCCAACACGATTCTTTCTTCCAATGAGAACATGCACCTCATCAGCACCTTGACCAAAGAACCATTCAGCAGCTAGGTAGTGCCCAGCGTGAGGGGGCTTGAAGCCGCCCGGTACAATAGCCACAGTAAGGGGCCTAGAAGCCTCTGTTAGCTCGTTAGACTGTAGAGGAGGAACA